CGGGTGTATATTCTCTAAGAAAATTAACATCTTTTTGAAGTAAAAAACTTTCTGAACCAGATGTAGTTATTTGAAAAGAAAAAGCAGCAAGATAATCAGAAGGTACATTTACATATTGATCTGAAGAATTTAATGTACTTGTTACATTTTTTCTAAAAATATCTAAATCTACAGTTGTTAATATTTTTTCTTCTGCTGCTTTTATAAAATCTGGCAAATGTGTAACAAAAGTTGATTCACTGTTGTCTGTATAATCTTGTACCGCTGTCTTTAATGTTGCTAATGTAAAACTCATTAATTTGTAATAGTGGCAGGTCCAGCACTAGCAAAACCACCACCTCCTTTTTCTGAAAATGTTGCAGCCCCTGATACACTAAACGAATAATTATTCGTATCTATATTTGTAATAGTATATCCAGAAGAATTATTAATTGTTGATGCAGAAACACCACCCACACTTATTGCATCTCTAAATCTCACAGTTGATGAATTAGATCTCCCATGATTTGGCTCATTTACTTTTATTGTGGTAGAAGAAGCTGTTGTAGTAAAAGCATTTAAAGGTAAAATATTTGGCACAGATGTTTCTGTTCTGTCTGGCCTAGCATCTTTAATAGCTTCTAAATCTGTTCTAATTCTTGGAGGAGTTAATTGTGGATGCTTTTCTTCATATTCATCTTTACCAACAATAGAGCCATTCCATTCTTTTCGCATATTTTTAATCTTATATCTAAATCCAGAACGATCTGATATTCTGTAAGCATATTTTCCTTGCGCAAAAGCCATTATCCAACCTTATAATAAGATAATTGTGGAGTTACTGTAAAAGATGATCTGTCTCTATCTTCTCCCATAGCCCTTTCAAACTCTTCCTCGTAAACAGTTTTTAACAATTGTATTCTGTCTGGTGCTTTTTTCATAGCTATGTAATAAGCTAATCCAGCTGTTAAACATGGATAAAATCTAAAAGGAACTTCCATAGTGTTTACTTGTGTATCAGCATCTTGTATTCTTGTTAAAGCGTCATAATGAATAACATCTGTACTATTTTCTGGCGCAGGCCAAATTTTTAAATTTGGTGTTATTTGTCTATCAAGAAAAAATTGTGTTGGTCTACCAGTTGTTGCCTTATTTGGTATATTTAAATAAGTATCTCTACTTATTCTTTCTAATGGAAAACTCGTACCATCTCTCGTAACAGATGCAGATAAAATATCAATGATATCTGTGTTAAGAGAATATTCTCCATCACTTACAGTTAATGATTGCGTTCTTTGTACGATGGTCCATTGATTTAAACCTCTATTAGCCCATTCGACTAACATTAAATTTAAAGATCTTTTAGCAGTTTTTAAATCGTAACCAGTTTTTACCTCTAATCCACATCGTTCAAAGGCTTCTTCTATATAGTCTGAAACATCAAGTTCAAAGTTTGTGCTGCTGGAAGTCGCCATTTTATCATCCTAATTTTTTTCTTTTTCTACCTCTGTTGCATACATATTATCAAATATTTGATTTACGTCCAATACATAATCCAAATCAGATTTAGAATAATGTATATGATGTGATGGTTTAAAATCAGGTGGACCCTCTCCAGTTTTAAACCAAGCAGGGTGAGTAACTCTCACTCTGTTATTAGGCAATGCAACAATATTACCAGTGTACTCTCCAGCTTCTAACAACTGAAGAACATGACTTTGTTTATGTTGTGCTGGATCATCAGCAATTTCACTTTCTGAATAATCTACTGTAAATAAATATTTTGCTGGAAAAAACTCAGAACCTATTTTAGCCATCCAAGGACAAGGTGTTGCTCTATTTAACACATAAACACTATGATGGTGAGATGCACAATCCCAAGGTTGAGCTAAGTAAGTAGGCATAGGTTCAGGCCAACCTTCAAAATCAAAATCACCGACTAAAGCTGTTATAGGCATTCTAGCCCACATAGCTCCACCATGAGGATTTGTCTCTTCTTCGTTTTCACATCCTGTAAATATAATTTGAAAACTTAAACATCTACAAGGCATGGTTGTTACAGCTATAGCCATAGCGTGTAAAAATTCACCATGATATTTCTCATGATTATGAGTATACTCTCTACGTACCCAACATTTAAAGTAAGGTATATTACTTTGTAAATATGACATAGTTTATCTCTTTTTTACTGAACCACCCTTACTCATCATTCTCGGTTTTTTAATTGAACCACCTTTACTCATCATATTAATTTTTTTGACCGAACCACCTTTACTCATCATCTTTACTTTACCACCTTTAGTCATCATGGTGATTTTGCCACCTTTCATTTTCATATTGATAGGCACAGATTTTGTGGTATCCTTGATACCATTTTTCATAGTACCACCCTTAGTGTTTTGTTTTTTCATAACCATATTCTGATCTCCTTTTAATAAAATCTTCCCATAGAGGTTTAATCATTTCGTAATTAGCATTTACTTGAACAGCCATAACTTCTGTTCTTTTATCAACAGATATTAAAGTTGATGCCATCCAAGCAAACACACCAAAGGAAAAAGTTGTAACAACACCAACAAATATTTCTTTTTTTATCGACATTTCCACCTTCTTCTTGCTTGTCTTAATCGACTATTAGGATCTTTAGCTGCTTTAGGGAACTTTTTCATCTGACCAGCTGATCTGGCGCAAAATGATTTTCTCCTTTTAGCGTCCTTACTTCCTTTTTTAACTTTACCAGTTACTGCAGTTTTAAGTTTTGAACCAGGATTGTCTCTTCTGTATTTTGCAACACCTGCCTTAGTCATACCTGCGCCCTTTTTAGTAGGGCGAAAGTACTTCTTAGTTTTAGGTGGCTGTTTATCTTTCTTTCTAGCCATCAAGATATAAAGATTGTAAGTTTATTACCACTTCCAGAAAATGATGAAACAAAAGCACCATCTGTAGCGAGTATACCATTATCAGGAATATTAACTGTATGAAACCCTTCAGGAAAACTTTGAACAAGCAAACTTGTTCCACTGTTGGTTCCATTTTTTATAGTAACTGCTCCACTAGCTGCAGCAAATATAACCACCTGTCTTATCCTTGCTCTAGCTGGTCCAACAACTGCTGCTGAACTACCTTGATCAAAGTTAAAGGCTTTTACATCTGAATTTGCCATGATATCCTCCTGCTACGATGCATCAGAGGAGCTTGATAAACCAAAAAACTTTAACACAACTGTTGTATCTGCTCCCGGATCACCTGAAAGAACAATCTCAACTTCATCTGCTGTTTCTGTTGCAGCAGTTGTAGTTCCTCCAGACATTCCTAAAACACCATTGCAAGGGAAAAATCCCTTAAAACCTGTAGAGTTTACTGCTGCTGATATACCATCAACAAATCCATCTGTATCAGCGTCTGTGCCAATATCATTTAAAGTTACAGAATTACTTGCAGCACCTGTGACCGCAACTGTAACCCCCATAGGAATAAAATTAGATGGTATTCCTATTGAAGACTCTTTACCAGTGGTTGCTCCATCAGCTACAGTTATTGTTGCAACGTAAGTTTCCATTGCCATTGTACTAGTGACAGCTCCACTAGAATTTTTTATAATAGTATCAAATCCATCTTGAGATCTGACGGGACCTGAAAAAGTAGAATTTGCCATTTAAATCTCCTTGTCTTGGCTAATGTCAGTTACACGATGTAACTGTCAAGGTATTTATATTTTATAGTAATAAGGGGCAACTCGCAAGTCACCCCTTTTATTTTTTTATGCTCCGGGTGAACCGAATACACATCTTGGATCAGAGAAACCAAAAGAATATCTTTCTCTTGCTTTAAATCTCATATTTCCTGTATCAAAGTCAGCTTCCATAGATGTTGCTAGTGGTGATCTTTCAAACATTTTAAAACCATTTGGTACATCAGTTTTAATGAAAAAAGCATCTGTATCGGTTAAAAAGTGATTTACTACAACACCATCAGGTAACATACCCATGTTACGCAAAGCATTTACATCATTGTCTGATGTAGCTGTACGTAATGTTGAAGACACTAATCTGTCTGCAACAAACTGTAGAGCTGGTGGAATAATTAACTTCATTCCACGTAGAGCAATAATCATATTTCTCTCATCTACTAATGTTGAAATATCAATCAACATATTTTCTAGAGAAGTCTCATTTAAATCGGCAGCGGTTGAAAGTTCATTTCTGAATGTTCCACCCAT